CTCCGTGCCGCGCAGCACCGCCACCTTGCCTTGGGCAAGAATAGACAGGTGGCTGAACTCATGCGTGTGCTTCAGAATAGCTGTGCCTGCGGGGATAACCGCTTGCTTGGCGTACAGACCATCGCTGAAGTGGTGGGAGATCATGCTGTCCGTTTCCACATCGCCACAGTGATGTACGGCTGGAGGTTAGCGTCAGTGGCGCTGGAGCCTGTGGAGTTAACCGTAGTGGAAGTTGATGTGCTTACCGAACCAGAAGGAGTACCGCCAGACACGCTTGATGTAGAAATAGATGTAGGGGATTCAAGCACATTTCCAAATGAAGTCCCAGAACCTCCACCGCTAGTAGGACCGCCCACCGTATGTGCGTGAGCAGCTAGTGGAGAACCTGTAAATGAAGAACTAGACGATGATGTGGCAGTATGGCTATGGGACACAACAATAGCGTCCTTGCTACCGCCAGTTTCTTCTAATGTGTCGAATGAAACATCACTGCCATCCAAGCCAACCATGACTCTACCAGCGCCGAAGGCTGCCCAAGTGCCGAAGCCGAGCAACGTCGCCGGGTTGGTGGTCACACCAGCGTTGATATAGATGGAGCCTACTGGATACAAAGTTTGAAGCGCAGCTTGCACAAAAGCCGTAGTCGCAAGTTGTGTGCTGTTAGTGCCCGCGGACGCGGTAGGCGCGGCGGGCGTTCCGGTAAACGTAGGCGACGCCAAGTCAGCCTTGGTCGCCACAGCCGTGGCGATGTTGTTGAACTCGGTGTCGATCTCCGTGCCCTTGACAATCTTCAGCGGATCGCCCGAAGTCAGCGCGTCTTTTGTCGCGAAGTTGGTGCTCTTGGTGTAATTGCTCATGATACTTTCCCGTCTTTGGACTGAATCTCAATCCGTTGAATTGACAGAGGCGAGCCGCTGATGTTGGTCTCGTAACCTGTTTGCACGATTTTACCGCTGCCCGACGCATTGACCGACAAGGTTTGCAGCGCCACGCCTTCTGAATACTGAGCCACGGGCGACCCGTTGGCGCCATACTCCGCAACGCCGTATTCAGAGATGCCTTGCGTGGGGATCAGCACGTTGGCCGACTGGTAGTTGGTTAGAAAATTAAATCCCCACTTCATCGTCACAAATTGGTTTGTACCGCCGATCACCACGGCCTTGAGGCGCTTGAGAATTGACGTGACGTTCTGATTGCCAAGGTCAGCGTGGTTCGTGTAGTACATCATCCGATAGTTGGATGTGTGGTCTTGGTAAGTACCGTACTTGCCGATATAACCGTTCTTGCCGATCAGCACGTCGCCATTGCGTTTGGACAACAGCGCCGTTGGCTCAATCGAGTCCCAGTTGGTGACGCGGAACGAGCCGTCCTGCAACTGCGTGCGGGTGTCAAAGCAGTACACCTCTTTGACCGATGGCAGCGTCAGCAAGTAGAACGCCTCTTTCTCAGAGTACACCGACTTGATGTTGGCCAATGTCTCACCAGCCACAACCCCGATCAAATCGTTGCGCACGTTCTTGGATAGATCGCCCAGTGGGGCCGACTTTTCGATGATCGTGCGGGCAAACGACCGGATACCCGAGTTGGACAAGAACAAGATGTCCTTGCCCGTGGACTGGACAGAATCACGGGCGATGCAGCCAATGCCCCCCACCGTGTCGCTCAGGCTCATTGTGGCGGGAGTCGTAGCGTTGGCGTAGACCAGAATCTGGCGCTTGCCGAAAATAATCAAAAAGCCGTTATGGGCCGCTAGGCCAGTCACCTCGTCTGAGCCGTTTGGCCACACCCGGTCGATGTTCAGCGTGCCCGCCGTGCCTGTGCTCCAAACGTGGCCGGACAGCAGGTCAGAGAAGAACACCGTCACGTTGTCGGTGGCGGTATCCGCAACCCACAAGCGACCAAAGGCCGACAGCACGATGTTGCCTGAGGGCACAGTGCCGACGTAGCCTGTCTTCTCGCTGACGCGGCGATATGTTGTGGTGCTGATGGTTGGGTCAAAGATCAGCGGATCGTGGCCCGTCTGGAAGAAATAGGTGATGCCGTTGAGCGAAGCCGCCGACCAGTTGCTGGCCGTGATCGTGGGCGCAGTACCCCCGCCCCCGTAGGTCAGCTCAGACACGGCGTTGGAGCCGTCCAGCTTAAACAGCTTGTTGTTGCCCGCAAACAGGACAGTCAGCGTACCGTCAGCCTGCACCAACTCATGGACGACGCCCACGTTGTTGGCCCCAAGAGCGCCGGACGACGAATTGACCCGCGACCAGCCCTTGCGCGAGCCGATGCGCCCGTACTGGTCGATGATGCAGTTGGTTGCGACCAAGGCAAAGCCTGACGCCAAGTCCAGAGGCGAGTCTTGCGTGTTCAGGCCAAAAAAGCCCGGCGCGGCAACGCTGGCGGTCTGAATGGCTTGGCTCATATGGCGACAAACTCTTGGTTCTCTGGATAGCGGGTGCCCTCCAGCGCAATCTGATCAGCCAGCATCCCCCGGTAGAGTTGGTACGCCTCGGACGAGTTCAAGCCGCCGTCCTCGCCGCGCTCGACCAGAGCACGAGCGTAGGCGTTTTGCACGACCAGCGCGTCAGACACCAGCACCAGTGTGTTGTCAGCCGACAAGGGCGCTTGAGGCACGGTCAGCGCAAACGGGAGCACGTAGACGTTATCTGGACGGGCGTACAGCACCACCTTGGTGTCGCCGTTGCCGTCCACACCGTCAAAGGAATAGTATTCGGGGATGCCGCTGATCGCGGGCACCAAGTTCTGGAAGCGGTTCATCTGCACGAAGCTGATGTTCTGCAAACCGACGTTGGCGGTCGTGTTGAGCGCGTCCATCACCTGGAACTTCTGGCCAGCACCTGTCATCGAGTAGATGTACGTGCCCGGCGTGGTGGTGATCGTCACCGTCTGGCCCAGCACGTTCCAACTGAACGAGTCCTCAATCTGGCGCTTGGCGTCGTTGACGAACCGCCCGATCAGGGTGGAGTAGGCGGTTTCGCTGTTGGACGACACCTGCGTCTCGCGCAGTCGGACCAGCACATCGTTGATGAGTTGAAGGTAGGTCATTGGCGTGTCAATCCGATTTGTTCAAAGGTTGCGATGATCGAAAATGCGCTACCTGATTCTGGTGTGACGCGCAGCTGGTCGCCTTCCTCAAAAACCACATAGGCGTTGTCAAACTGTGTGTACGTCTTGCTGGTGTAGGTCACCGCAGTCAGGATGTCAATGGTGGTGGCTGCGCTTGCGTCGTACCACTGGACGGTCAAAGTCTTGCTGTTGCCGCCAGTGTTGTGGACGTACAGCAGATTGAACAGCGCGTAATAACCCGTCGGCACGGTGTAGACCGTGGTGGTCGCCCCAGCAGTGGGGTTGATGCCGACAGATATAGGTCTCATTTCTTGTTCCTTGCGGAGATCGCCTTGGCTTTGGACTTAGCATCCTCTTTGGACGATGCGCCCCAAGCCTTTAGAGACAAGAGTAGCCGGGTGGGCTTACCGTCTTTCATCTCAGGCCCAGGCATATTGCCCATGCGTGCTAAGAAGGAGGCCCGTCTTGGGTTGTCGCCCGACTTCACGGGGGCTTTGAGATCACCCCCGGTTGCCGCATTATAAGACGCCCGACCCTTGGCGTTCAAGCCTCCGGTCTTGGACTGTCCTTCTTTGCGCTGCCAAGCGGGGGTTTTCATTTCTTTTTGGCCGTCTTGGCCGCAGCCTTGAAGGCGGCGGCGGTTGGAGCGCCCTTGGTGCCGGGCTTGCGCATCTTCTCGCCAGAACCCGCTTTGATGCGCTCTTTCTTGGCTGCGATGTTGGAATAGAGACCGGGCTTCATTTTTTCTTCGCCTTTCCAGCTTGCGACAGGGCGATGGCCACTGCCTGCTTCTTGGACTTAACAATCGGGCCGCCCTTGCCGGAGTTCAACTCACCCGCCTTGAACTCGCGCATGACTTTGCTGATCTTCTTTTCGGCTTTGGTTTTCATACCAACTCAGTCACAGAAAATGTAGATGCAGCAACCCCGGCGTCTTTGATAACCGCAATCTTTTGGCCTGGGCTTACTCTGATAATCTCAGAAAAGTTGTTGGGCATCATGGGCGAAGTTGTAATGCTTGCAGTTGGATTCGCGCCAATTTGAAAATGACAATGCCCCGACGAACAAGACACGCGAATCATGGTGGTGTTTGCACCGAACGCCGTTGATTGAACGCTGGAGTTGGTGACAGTGAAAATCTGGGTGGCGCCCAAGCTCGGGACGCCGAGGGCCACTTGGTTGGGGTCAAGTTGGAATGTAGACATCAGTAGCCCCGCTTGGCTTTGTTGGTTGCCGTGCGAGCGCCGCGAACAGGCATAGATTTGACAGGCTTGCCCGTCTTCATCGACATGTCTTTGGCTTCTTTTTTGCCCTTGGGTGTGTAGGCAAACTTCTTTGTTCCGACCATTGGCATGATGTGCTCCTTAGATGATTGATTCAACTGCTTTGCGGGGGCGACCCATGCGCTTTACAGGTGTTGGGGCCGTCATCGGTAACTCTTTGCTGGCCTCTTGGACCTGCACTTGCTCGCCTTGCTCATCGACCAAAACGTAGCCGCCGTGGCCGCGCATCGAGTCAATGTCGTGCTGTAAAGTGAACGTCACCGTATTACCACTTGCCAAACAACGATATGTAGCCATGATTTTCTTTCTGTAGAAAGGGGGCACGAAGCCCCCTGTCATTACACTGCGCGGCCAATAACCAACTTAACGGTCGTGGACCCCAAGTCAACCGCGCCGCCAGTAGTGTTGGTGGTTGCGATTGTGACGGTGTTGGCGGCGGACACGTAGGCGCGGCGGACAACGCCCGCCTCGCTCACACCAGCCGACATACCGATCACCATATCACCCAAGGCAACGCCAGGGACAGCCACGGTGTCGGTAGCCGCAGCTTGGTCGGCCACAGAGGCCGAGTCCAGCGTAGCGGTAACAGCCCAAGTGTCTGTAAACAGACCTCGGAATTGGTCATTCCCTCGACGGGAAGTAATTGCGGTTGCAGCAGCCATTTGAATCTCCTAGAAAAAGATGCCCCCGGCTTGTGGCCGGGGGCTATTCATTAGGCTGGTACAGCCAAAGCGTAAGCGCCGGACGCGTTAGCAGCCGATGAAGACGCGGCAGTGCGCAGAGCCTTCACACCATACAGAGTGTCAGCAGTGAACAGGGTACCGAGGTATTCCTGCTTGTACTGAGTCTGCGAACGGATGCCGATCTGCTCAACCAACACCATCGAGTCCTTGTGACCCATCAGGCAGATACGGTCAGTAGCAGTGTTACCAGCGCCGGTGTCGGCGTTGGAAGAAGCGAACACAGCCATACCGTACAACTGACCGATTTCACCGTTGCGGATAGCGTCGCCGTTGCCGATGAACGCTTGCTCGGTGTAACGGGCCAGACCCATCAGGGTGTTGCGGCTCGAAGGAGGGATCAGGAAGAAACGACCGTCCATAGGAACGTCGTTGTCGTCCAGGCGCTGGATGGTGCGGCGGATAGCAGCATCAGTCAAAGCAGCAGCATTGGAGCTGGAGCTGTTGTAGGCAGTGGTGCCGTCCGAACCAACGTAAGCCTTTGTGGAGCTGGCGCTGGTTGCGTAGTCGTCAGTGCCGATGGTAGCGCCGTTGAAAGCGCGGCCCAACTGAACCAAGTCAGTGTCGAGGCGGCGGGCCAAGGCATAGCCAGCGTCTTCTGTGTAGAAAGAACGCAGCGATGTCAGGGCTTGCACTTCAACGATGTCTTCGATCAAGCGGCTGTATTCAAAGTGCTTGTTGATGAGCACCTGAATCTGGGTGTCGCTCTCTGCAATCAGAGTAACGGCATCAGTAGCAGCTTTGGCCGAGGCGTTGCCACGGGCTGGGCTAGGGATGTTGACGGTATCACCCTTCTTGCCTTTGAAAGACATCTTCTTGACCAAGTTGGCCAAGACGAGGTTTTTCTTGTAAGAAGCAACGATTTCATCAGACCAAATTTCTGGGATGAAGTTTGCTGCGGAGGTGGTGGTTACCGAGTTGGTGGGGGAAAAAGCGGTGTTTGCCATGTTAAAAGCTCCAAAGTTTAATTACCGTACACGCCCTTCAGAGTACGCCTGCATGATTTCATCACTCAGTGTTTCGTACCTTGCCGGGTCTGTCATCTTGAGACGAATGAGGTCGGCCCTTCGATAGACTCGTTTTGAACTCTCGCCTGAGCCACCCACATCTACTTGCGCGGCTTTCATGCTTTTGGTCCGTGCAGCGGTGCTCGCCTGATCGGATTCCTTGGCCTTGATGCCGCGAAGCTGCTTGAAGGTGGACAACAATTCATTGGCCGAGTCATAGTCAAACTCACCGTCGGCTTTTGCGTAGAGGCCCAGGCGCACGGGTGAAGACTTCACCCAGCTTTGGAACTCGGAATCATTGACCACTTGGGAGTAGTCGGGGTGATCCTGCACCAGCTTTTGCTGAATCTGCATCCGTTTGAAATCTTGGCCAGCTTGGCGGGCCGCGACAACATCGGGATGTCTATCAATGGTTGATTGAACTGCTTTTTGAGGGTTCTCAAAAAAGTCAACTTCAGGTTCTTCCTCCTGAATACGCTGTTGTTTAGACCCGAGGTTTTGCTTGAGCAACTCGTCAGCTAATTTACGGACTTCGCCGACCTCTTGGGCCTGCTTGCCAATTAGCTTTTCAGCCTCTTGGTGCATCCGCACAACTTCTTCCAAACTTTTGGCCCTGTATTTCTCAGGAAGTTCGGATTTAGCTTCTTCAATTTCGAGTTCGCCTAGCGGCTCAGATTCATTGTCAATCAACATATTTATGTTCCTGCCAAAATGGTTGTAGGATAATCAACTCGGCGCTGGGCGCTTATGAGTTGGCTTTGCGCTCGGCGCTCAACTTCTCAGTGTGCCTGTGCTCAAACCGTCCGTAAGCGGAGGGAAAGTGCCCAGACCAACCTTCAAGGTTGAACTTCGGTGCGCTTATGATGCGGTGGGCAAGCCCCCCGCACCCACACTGCACGCTGGCGGTCTCATAATCCGCCAGTGCCTCAGTGCGCTGCCCGCAATCGCAGGCAAATTCAAACATTCTTTTCATTCAAATCCTCGTATGCTCGTTCGCTGACCCCTTTAAGGGTTTTCAGCCAAGTCAGGATAGAAATCTCGCCTTTGCGAAATTGTAGACTTTTTTCATCCGCAATGGTAGAGACGTTGTTCATCGCGTCTAACATTGTCTCTACGTCTTCCATCAAGTCAAGCCAGCCATCCTGGGAGAATAGGTCAAACCTGGCTTCGTAGTACTTTTGTAGTTCTGGCGTCATGTGTTTCTCACGATAGGAATAAAGCAATTTCGGCCTTGCGGCGGCGCACCAGACCCGGCAGGACTTTCCCACCAGCCTTGGACCAAGCCAAGAACGCCTCGGCTGCGCCTTCCCAGTCCTCTCGCAAAATCTTCTGGCGGATGGTGCTGCGCTGGAAGTTGCCCGAGCCTACATTGAAGGCCAGAGCGACGCAAGCGTCAAACTTGCACTGATGGCCAGCCAGATTGGGAGCAAGTCGAAGAACACTGCGTTCAAAAGAGACGAGATCATCTTTGAAAATCTCAACCAGTTCCTCTTTCGACCAGACCCGGCTGTCCTCGGGTTTGAGTTGGTAGTCATCACGGATCATCCCGGTGTAAGCCCCAGTACGCACGTTGGGCAGGCGCAACTGATCGCCGTACATGGCGTGGCCCCACCCCACGGTCCAGATTTTTGCACTGCATTTGTAGGGCTTATTTCGGTAGCCCTCAAATTCGTGCATCAAGTGGATGCCTTTGTCCGAAGTTTTCACTTCTTGCTCCAGCCGCGAGAGCCAAACCAAAAGCCGATGATTCCGCCCAGCATCGCCATCTCATCGGCGCTGAACAGCAGGTCGGCATACTTCACAACATCGTCGATGCTGGTGATCAGGCCGGGGTGGTTCCACAGATAGACCGCCATGAAGGCATTGATGGCGCACAGCTCGAACACAAAGATGTATGTCACCGTGGGGCGCACAGTGCCCACGTAGTTAGCCACCCATGTGGACGCCTTAGCCAGCACTGCCTTGTCGTGCTCTTGAGCGCCTTGCACCATGCCAGCTTCGGCCTCAGCCATCTGTGCTTGGGTCTGCATGGCGACCTGCTCAGTGCGGATTTCCTCGATCTTGGCCTGCGCAGCAAAACCAGCGGCAGCCATTTGCAGCTCGCGTTCGGTCTGCATCTGCGCCAGTGCCAGTTCGTGCTTTTGGTCAGCCTTGTTCTGGAAGTATTCCAGCAGCTTTGGCAAGCCAGAGATCAGCAGACCCCCAAGAGTTGAGAATAGTGAAAGCATCAATTACCCCTTTTAGTCAACATTGCGCTGGCGATCTCCAGCATGAATTTTACTTGTTGAATGTCTTGCGGTGGCTCTGCCCACCCGACCGTGACCTGTCCAACAAAACGATGGCTGTCTGGTGGTACGCTGACCCGGCAAGTAAACGTCACGCCCTTATCCAAGTACCACAGGCCCACTTCAGACTGTGCGTAGCGGTAGTCGCCGCACGGGATTTCGTTGGTCATCAGTTTGACCACATCAGCGTTATTGGCAGAGTTCTGGCTGAACAGCCCCACATCAATGTCTTCAATCGTCTTGTCGCGCCCGTCCTTGGTGTAGGCTTTGTATAGCACCCGGCTGTTGAACAGCGGGTTAACCTTAAACACAGCCACCACGGTTGCACCTGTCTTTTTGAGCAGCATGGAACTGGCATCATCGGCCCTTGCAGCGTTGATCTCCGGCAGCTTTTTCGATTCCTTGTAAGCGTCAAACATGAACTCTTGGTTTTGCCAAAGGAAGTACCCCGTAAAAGCCACCACGCCCATGATGAGGATGGCAAACAACTTGAACGGGCTGTCTACATAAGTCAGCACCTTGTCAATGATGGACTCAGGTTTTTCGCTCATCGCAAATGCTTCATGTAAAGAACAATGCCGCCCACCAAAAGGCCAGCAAGGACGATTACTCCCAATCCGATGGCGATGTACTCAGCCATGTCTTCAAGCTGCCGCTGCCGCCTCTTTGCTTCTCTGGCGGCTTCTTCCTTGGCTTCCCTGCGCTTACGGGCAGCAGCGGCTTGGAACTTCTGCCAATCACCCCACATGCCGGGTCTTCCCTCGTAGACCATGCGTTCACGCAATTCAACTTCTTGCGCGTTCAGTTGCTCCAGCGCCATGAATTCTTCCATGTCGGAGCCGCCACCCTTTTTGGTGGCTCTTTCTTGGATCGCTGCTTTGTTGTCAAAGTAGTCAAACACCCGTGAGCCGAGCGCAGACAGTTCTTTGCCGTTGGCTAGAGCGCCTTTGA